GCGTTGGACACACCGACTGTCACGGCTGCGGCGTCAACACCAACAGTGCAGGGTGATGGCGTCGTGTCGGACACACCGACTGTCACGGGTGCGGCGTCAGCACCGACAGTGCAGGCTGGTGGCGTCGCCTCGGAGACAAGCGACGTTACGCTTAACGCTCGTGTAACAGAGAGCACTATCAGCATACTGCGGCGCTTAGTCGGTAACGCCACCGATGTGTCAGCGGGTGTGGGCAAACCAGTGCGGCGTCGCAACACAGTTGGCGACACGCTCGACGCGTCAGCGAGTCTTGCCGAGGCGTTACGACTCCGCAGTCTGGTAAGCGAGGTCCTCGACGCGTCGTCGAGTGCTGGCGAACCAGTACGACAGCGCAGCCCATTGGGCAGTATTACTGACGCCGCGCAAGTTCTGGGAAGAGTTAGTCGTGGCGGTCTGTTGGGCAGTGCTCTCGACACGTCGGTAAGTGTGGGCGAACCAGTGCGGCGTCGCAACACAGTTGGTGACACACTCGATGCGTCGGCGTTCTCTGCTGAAGCGTTACGACTCCGGAGTCTGGTAAGCGATGCACTCGACGCGTCATCGGGTGCTGCTGAGGCGTCGCGGCGTCGCAATCTCGTGAGCAGCCCCATAGACCGTGCTGTGGCACAAGCAGTCGCACTCCGTCTTCGTGCGCTCTTCGCACAGGGTGCTGATGCGGCCGATTCACGCGCCATCACAAGTCGTTTTAAGAGCGTTGCTGGGAGTGGCGCTGATGACGAGGTGCTGGCATCAGACGTACTGCGCAGACGCGTGGTGCAAGCCGATGTGCGAGACTCGACTCGCCTGGCTGCAGTGTCTCAGAGAGTCAGAAAAGTTATTGGCAGTATGAGCGATGTTGACGCGGTATTTGTAACAGCGTCGCGGCTACGAGACATCGCTGGCAGTCAGAGCGACGCGGAAATAACGCCGCCAGCACCAGTCAGGCGCTCTCGAACGCCACAGATGGCGGCATCGGATGCTGTAGCGGCAACTGGACAGCCATCTGTTCAACGGATTTTGGTTGGCGACATTACAACGTTTGACTCCACCGCTGCTGAAATAACGCTCCTGCGGTTCACGATATTTGAGCGCGATGGCACCTTCGACGCGGTTGTGATGCGCGATGGCACCTTTGACACAGTTGTGATGCGAGACGGCGAGTTCGTAGTTGAACTGCACACGACACCAACGGTGTACGATGACAGAGACTGAACAAGACATTCCACGGCGCAGCGAGGTATACTTTGCTGGTGACAGGGCGGCAGTAAAAATAACGGTGAGAACTGACAATGGTCCGAAAGACCTGTCCGAGTCTGATGTTCGGTTTGCACTCTCTCGTTTTCCGGGCGATAAACCACTGATTGAGAAATCGTTGGGCGATGGCGTTGAGATTGTTGACGCGTCCGGGGGTGTTGTTCGCGTTACAGTGCTTTCCGAGGACACTGCTGACCTCGGCGGAGAGAGCGGCGAAACATATCACTATGAACTACGCGTTCGAGACGAGGGCGCAACCGTGTCGACAGTGACGGTGGGCGAGTGGACTATCCATAGTACCACCACGTCGTTCAACTGAGATACACAGCGAAAGAAAACAACAATGAGCACGACACCGAACACAGAGGACTTGGTTGATAGGTTTATCGAGAACAATCCGAATCTTGGCTTGTTGATTAGTGACGACGATGTAGCTGACCATGTCGCACACACGGTTATCAGTTCGGTGGCGGCATTTCTGGACGAGGTCGAGGCAGAGCGCCAACAGCAGTTCGTTGAGACGGCGTCGGGACGGGGACTGGACCAACTCGGTGAACTGGTCGGTGCCTCCCGACAGACTGGTGAAGGAGATGAAGCAATGCGGACTCGGGTGCAAGCGGGCTTTGGGCGAGCCACATCGGAAACAACTATTGAGGACCTCGCACAAGTAGCGCGGACCATCACGGGTGCAAGCGCGTCAGAGATACAGATAGAACCCCCCGCTGATGACGTGTTGGTCGTAATAGTCAGAGTTAATGCGGGCGTTTTGAATAATTCGCCGTTCGGGCTTGATGAATTTGGAAACTTTCTGTCAGCAGTGGTGCCCGCGTCACACGCCGTTGAGGTGCGAACGTCTGGCACGTTCATCCTCGATGGACCAGGCTTCACACCGCCGCCGAACAGTGGGCTGGGCGAGGGAACACTTGGCGAAACATCCGAGTAACCATGAGCAGCCCACAACAGCGTTTGGCCGCCGCGTCAGAAACACAACTGCAGCAGTTGCGACGCGACCCACGGCTCTACGTGCGGAACTGCTGGCGACACCCCAATGACCAGGGCCGACAGTACGACTTCAAGACCACGGACGGCGAGGACGTACTGCACTACTTGACTGATGACCACGGCCCGCTGAACCCGGAGCAGTGGGGTGGCATCAACATCCTGCTCATGGCGCGTGGGCTGTTGAAGACCACAACACTACAGGCCATCACGAACTGGGCGTTTCAGTTCTATGGCCCACACGGTTTTGAAGAGTACATGGCCGCGCCCCGCGATGACCAGACCACGGAGTTCGTTGCCAAACTCCGCGAGAAGTTCGAGTGGTCGGGGCTGACACAGTACCGCACGAAGAACGCCATCAGCCACCAGAAGTTCGAGTTCGACCTCGACGGCAGGACCACCTACAGTCACTTCAAGAGCGACTCGGGGTGGGGGCGAGGCGACGCGATGCGTGGCCCACACAGCCACCTCGGCATCTACGACGAGTTTCAGGACGCCTCGGCAAAGTCCTTCAACGCGGGCTTTTACGAGGTGATTGACCAGGAGATAGCGGGCGTGCCCTACTTCCCTGTGATGTTCCTGATGGGGACGCCCAAGATGGAAGGGTCGTTCTTTGAAGAGATGTGGAAGCGGTCTGACCAGCGCGAGTGGCGTCCAGACCGTGGCGAAAATGGCGAGTGGGTCGCCGAGGCCGAGGCAGAGTCCTACGGCAACGGTTCAGACAGTGTCGACGTGCGTGGGTGGCGCGTCGACCAGCAGCGTGCGCCGCTGCACTCCGATGCACAGATAGCCGCCAAGCGTGATATGAAGGACGAGCAGGAGTTCATGAACGAGGTGATGGCACAGTTCTACTCGCCAGAAGACCACCTGTTGTCCGAGCGCCACGTTGACGCCATCATCGACCCGACAGAACGCCTCGTCACGACGCCACGCGACCCAGACAACTGGATTACCGTGGGCGTCGACTGGGGTGGCGGCTCTGACCGCAAGGCCGCGGACACCGTGGTGTCGGTCATGGAGCACGTCGAGTACGAGGATGGCACCACGGAAAGCGTGCTGGACCGCGTCGACTTTCTGGACGAGTCACTGTCGAAGTCAGACGAGTTCGAGCACCTGGAGAAGCGCATCCTGCAGTTCGACCCCGACCGCGTTGTCGTCGACGAGGGGTATGGTGCCAAGCGCCGCGAGGACTTGCAGCGTGGCAATGGCACGATGGACGGCGATGGATACGACACTGTGGTGGGGTGTCGCTTCGGCAACATCAGCACCACGGACAAGGTGAAGTGGAAAGACCGCGATGACAAAGACCTGTTCACCGCCGACAAGTCACACGTCGCCAAGAGCTTCGTGGACTTTGTGAAGGCACAGCGCTTGGTCATTCCGTCGAAACAGTTAGATACGGGCACGTCCGGGCGTGACCAAGCGGCGGGCACGAAACTGTATCGCCAACTGACTGCGCCATACGAGGAGAAGCGGGAGACGAAGAGCGGGCGCAAGAAGTCAACTATCACATCGAAGTCGTCGGATAACGATGATGCGTTCGATGCGCTGCTCTATTCGTGGCTCGCGTACCACATGGATGCACTCGGCCCGACCCACACGGCACGGCGCTTCTCATCGCACTCGGCACCAGGAAGCCCTCGACCGTGACGCCTGTAGCGCTATAGCGTTGCACTTTTGCACAAATGACAGAGTGCTTACGTGCTTTTAAGTGGTGCTGGTCATAATCCATTGGGTGAAGCGATGGGGCCTATAAGTCCAACGCGGACGAGAGGCGTAAAAACGAGCGACAGACGGAGGTGAACTTCACATGGCTATTGCAGAACTCGCAACCCAGGGCCTGCTCGCAATCGTTGCGGCAGGTATCTTCGGCATCGTCGCACAGGTCCTTCTCTCGTTCCTTTCCCAGCGCTCGCAGAATCAGATTCTGTCGCAGGGGATGCAGGCGGTCGTTGGTACGAACACCATCGAAACCGTCGACTCGCAGATGGACGACCAGAACGACGGTAACTAAGAG